CTGTCGGATATGCCATCAGCTAATTACGTCTGGGGAGCGTACCTCTATAAACACGGGTATAGACGCAAACTGATTGAACAATCAGAGCGATATATCTATACAGTCAATGACTTTTGCGCAGACAATCCGACAGGCACGTATATCCTCTGTATAGATGGTCATGTGGTGACGGTACAGGATGGCAAATATTTCGATACATGGGATAGCGGTAATGAGATCCCGGTATATTACTGGGAAAAGGAGAACAAATGAGCATATCAGAATTTGTACAGATTTTCCTCTCTATCTGCGGAGGGGTGTCCATCGTCGGAGGGGCGGCAGCCGTAATTTTTAAGTGGATTACTCCGGCATTCCGGCTTAATAAACGAGTAGAGACACTGGAAGAACATGATAGACGAGATTATGAAAGCCTTCGGAGAATCGCAGAACGAGATTCATTAATTCTGGAAGTGTTATCAACCATGTTGGACAGTCAGATCAGTGGGAATAATGTCGAGGAATTAAAAAAAACAAAACAGAAGCTTACAAATTATCTTGCACAGAATCAGCGTTAACATTAGTAAGGGGTATGCTCATGAAATTATATGTGTTCACAAAGAAAGATATAGACAGATTCTTGATAGAGTGTAATTTTACGCCGGACGAAGAAAGACTGTTTCGACTGAGATGTAAGGAATATACGCTCGAATACTGTGCTGAGAAAATGAACGTGAGTATATCCACGGCGAAACGATTAAGCCGGAGGGTGAATAATAAAATAATTAAAGTGTGTTGATACTTTTTAGACACTAATTAGAGCCAGAAACGACCTGTTTCCGGTTCTTTTTTTATGCAAAAATATAATCAGAAAGGCGGTGCATAAGATGGCATTATACAACAATCCTTATCAATATAGCTTTGGTGTTCCGGGACAAATGAATCAGTTCCAGCAACAGCCTGTTCAGATGCCGGCTCAACCAGTACAGCAACCCCAGCAGAATAATAATGGTATTTTGTGGGTATCTGGAGAAGTCGGTGCAAAATCCTATCTGGTAGCACCCGGGACAAGTGTTTTGCTGATGGACAGTGAGAGTGAAAAGTTCTTTATAAAATCCACAGACGTTTCCGGTATGCCACAGCCATTACGGACGTTTGAGTATCACGAGGTAGGCACTCAGATGCCACCTAAACAGCCTGCTCAGAACATGGACAGTAAATATGTCACCAGACAGGAATATGATGATTTAAAGGGCAAATACGAAGCTATCATAAACCGATTAAATTCTTTTTCTGAACCTGTTAGAGCTAATGCCGCGCAGGAATCAGCAGTCAAGGGAGGAAATGCAGATGAGTAATCCATTATTTAACGCGCTTGGTGGCGGGATGCCGCAGGGTAACGGACCAATGCAGATGATACAGCAGTTTATGCAGTTTAAACAGAATTTTAAGGGAGACCCGAAGGAAGAAGTCCAGAAGATGTTACAGTCTGGGAAGATTTCTCAGCAACAGCTTAATCAGGTTCAGCAGATGGCAGGACAATTTCAGCACATGTTGAAAGGAATGAAATAGTACATTACAATCTGGCCAGATTGATGTAAATACACAATAAAGGAGACTATATTATGGATGGAAATTTAACAGCATCAGACGTTGCTCTTTTGACCGGGAACAACAGGAATGACGGCATGTTTGGCGGAGATGGTAGCTGGTGGATTATTGTTTTATTCATTTTTGCTTTCTTCGGATGGGGAAACAACGGCTGGGGCAATAATGGCAACGGCGGCGGATATGCAGCCACAGCAGCTACTCAGGCAGACATTCAGAGAGGATTTGACAATTCCGCAGTAATTAGCAAGCTTGACGGAATCAACAGCGGCCTGTGCGATGGCTTTTATGCCATGAATAATGGTATGCTTACCGGATTCAATGGAATCAACACAAACATCATGCAGACCGGCTTTGGAATCCAGCAGGCTATTAATGCTGATACTATAGCAAATATGCAGAACACAAATGCATTGCAGGCACAGCTTGCGAACTGCTGTTGCGAAACCAGAGAAGCAATTCAGGGCGTAAATTACAATATGGCGCAGAACACCTGTGCATTGCAGAACACCATGAACAGTAACACAAGAGATATCATTGATAACCAGAATGCAAATACGAGAGCCGTTTTAGATTATCTCTGCAATGAAAAAATTTCTTCTCTTCAGGCTGAAAACAATGACCTCAGACGTGCCGCTTCTCAGGATCGCCAGAGTGCATTGCTCACAACTGCAATGGCTTCACAGACACAGCAGCTCATTAATGCGATTAATCCAGCACCGATTCCGGCATATCAGGTTCCTAACCCGAACACATATTACGGATGTGGATGCAACACTGGATGCAATTGCTAACAACTTCATATCGAGAGTATCTTTCGATTGATTCGAATGTCGGCTTATGCCGTATTACACAGAGGGGCAGGCTGATACCTGTCCTTTTGTGATATGAAAGGGGTAAAAATTATGGCAGAATTTACAAATGTAGCTGCTCAGACTGTAGCAGCAAATGGAAATGTAGTATATTCAAACGCAGCAGTTAAGGGTTCTAACTGCATTCAGCACAGAGAGGGAAGTGGAATCATCACTCTGAGAGGATTGACTAATCAGTGTAAAGCAAGATTCTTCGTGGATTTTTCTGGCAATATCGCAATTCCAACAGGCGGTACTGTCGGGGCTATTTCTCTGGCTATTGCAATCTCTGGTGAGCCGGTTCTTTCTTCTCAGATGATTTCCACGCCGGCGGCAGTAGACCAGTACAACAATGTGTCCGCAGGTATCTATATTGATGTACCTCGTGGATGTTGCGTTAACATCACAGTGGAAAACACAAGCGACCAGGCAGTATCTGTTGCGAACGCAAATATTATCGTAACCAGAGAAGCGTAGGAGGTGCAGTTATGAGAGATATTAAGGATTTATGTACAAGAATTGAAGATGAATTGTCCAAAATCGCTGATAATGGACTGACTACTGGAAATCTGGAAATGACATGCAAACTGATTGATATGTACAAAGATATAAAGAACACGCAGTACTGGGACAAGAAAGTGGAGTACTATAACACTGTCCTTGATGAGATGCGTGGCGGATACAATGACGATTACAGCGAACGTGGAAGAAAGCGTGACAGCATGGGGAGATACAGCTCGAATGACGGCAGAATGATGCCGGATTACGACCGGGGCAGTTCTTATGCCAGACGCGGCGAGCATTATGTTAGAGGACATTATAGCCGCTCTGACGGACGAGATGCTTATGACGACTATATGGCACAGAAACAAAGCTATCGTTCCGGCAAGTCTGAAGACTGCAAAAGAAAGATGCTTGCCGCTCTGGAAGAACATCTGGATGAACTCACAACAGAAATGAGTGATATGTCTAAGGACGCAGAGTGCCGGGAAGAACGTGATCTTGTCAAGAGATACGTGGAAAAACTCCGTGATATGCTCTAAAAACACAAAAGTGGTAGAGAGGTAGTTAAAAGAAATCTGTTATAATGTAATTGTGCAGCAGGAAGCACAAATAAAACGGTTGTTTTTGACATTTTCGTTTTAATCCTCCTTTCTTTAATTTTTGTAGCTGGTGCGCACGCTTTTAATGGAAAGTTAAACAGGTTCGAATCCTGCCGTGCGTATTTGCCATCTGGCACGCAAGATGGCTTACCTCCTTGATTAAGGTTTTTGTTATTCATACTTTTCTTTTAAAAAAAAAGAAATAAATATCCGAAACAACTCGTGGCAGGCATGACACGTTAAACACCTTGCTAACCCGGGGATCCGGGTTATGGGAAAGTGGCAACGATTGGCGGTGTTGCGGCGGTCTGTAAAACCGTTCCCTCGTGGTAAACATTATAGGTTCAATTCCTATCTTTCCCATTACCTTGTCAGTGGTCTAACTGGCTTAATCCACTTACCTGCGGCGGCAGGTCAATAAACACGACCAGGAGGATATATATGCAGAAACTTATTGACACATTAAAATCATTTGGAATTGAAATCCCGGAGGATAAGCAGGCAGATGTTAAAAAGGCACTCTCTGAGCATTATAAGAATGCTAAAGAAGTAGCGAAAACTCTGTCAAAAGTTGAGGGAGAACGAGACGACTGGAAAGAACGTGCCGAGACAGCAGAAGAGACCCTGAAAGGGTTTGACGGTATCGACCCGGCAAATGTTAAAAGCGAGTTAGAGACTTGGAAACAGAAAGCGGCAGATGCAGAGAAAGAATTTAATGCAAAAATCTACGACCGTGATTTCTCAGATGCACTCAAAGCGGCACTCGACGATGTTAAGTTTTCCAGTGAAGCGGCTAAGAAGTCTGCTATGGCGGACATCAAGGAAGCAGGATTGAAGCTGAAAGACGGTAAAATCCTCGGACTGAACGACCTGATTGAACAGATGAAGCAGTCTGACGCATCCGCTTTTGTGGATGAATCTCAGCAGCAGGCTCAGCAGAATCAGGCAAGATTTACCACTCATGTTGGACAGCAGCAGACACCGGGAAACATGACAAAGAAAGATATCGAAGCAATCAAAGACCCGTCCGAGAGACAGGCTGCAATTGCTCAGAACATCCAGCTATTCCAGTGATTTTTTTACACCGACTATACACCAGAGTATAGCCGCTAACCCAATACCTTAACAATTATGGGTAGAAAGGATTCTTATATGGCAGCAAAAGCTAATCTTATTATGACAAATGATATTCAGGTCACAGCACGTGAGATTGACTTTGTTACCAGATTCGAAAGAAACTGGCAGCACTTACGTGATATCCTGGGCATCATGAGACCTATCAAAAAACAGCCGGGTGCTGTACTGAAATCTAAGTACGCAGAGGGTACTTTACAGAGTGGAAAAGTGGCAGAGGGTGAGGAAATCCCTTACAGCAAGTTTACTGTAAAAGAAAAGAACTATGCGGAAATGACTATTGAGAAGTACGCAAAGGCTGTATCTATCGAAGCAATCAAGGACCACGGTTATGAGAACGCTGTTCAGATGACTGACGACGAGTTCCTTTTCCAGCTTCAGACTGATGTTACCAGCAGATTCTATGATTATCTGAAAACCGGTACACTTACTTCCACAGAAACTACATTCCAGATGGCTCTGGCAATGGCTAAAGGCCGTGTAGAAAACAAATTCAAACAGATGCACAGAAATGTGACTGGCGTCGTTGGATTTGTAAACATTCTGGACGTATATGAATATCTCGGAGCAGCTGAGATTACTATTCAGAATCAGTTCGGCTTCCAGTACATGAAGGACTTTATGGGATTCAATACTATCTTCCTGTTATCTGACAGCGAAATCCCGAGAGGACAGGTTATTGCAACTCCTGTCGAGAACATCGTACTTTACTATGTTGACCCGAACGAATCTGACTTCGCAAGGGCAGGACTTGTATACACTGTATCTGGAGAAACAAACCTGATCGGATTCCATACACAGGGCAACTACCACACAGCAGTGTCCGAAGCGTTTGCGGTTATGGGACTTACTCTTTTTGCGGAGTACATTGACGCAATCGCAGTAATCACCATTGATGAGACACCAACACTTGGCACTCTGACAGTAAATTCCACGGCTGGGACAGCAAGTGGCGACACAAAAATCACTGTAAATCCGGCTAAAGAAAATGCCAACAATGTGTATAAATACAAAGTTGCAGCAGATGCAGTAACTGTCGGATATGGACAGAACCTCAGAAACTGGAGTACTTGGGACGGAAAAGCCGATATCACAGCAGCAACCGGACAGAAGATTACAGTGGCCGAGTGTGATGGAACATATAAAGCACTGAATGCCGGAAGTGTAAGCGTAACAGCAAAATCATAAATGTAGGAGGTAACTGGCATGGCTTATGCAGATTATAAATTCTATACAGAATCATTCGGCAATGTCGTGCCAGAAACCGACTTTCCACGACTGGCAGAAAGAGCCAGTGATTTTGTGGATACAATGACATTTGACAGACTGGTGGATGGACTGCCAGAAAATGAACGCTCACAGAAGCGTATCAAAAAGGCAGTCTGTTCATTGGCTGAATTAATGTATCAGATTGAACTTGCTGAGAAGAATGCTATTAATGCCGCTGTGAGTGGTACATCAACCACAATCGGGTCCGGTGGTAGCACGACAGGCATTGTAACCTCTGTATCTTCTGGCAGTGAATCTATCTCTTACGCCACGCCTCAGCAGATTGGAGCAAGCGCAAAAGAGTGGAGTGCGGTATATGCCGCCGCCGGAGATGCTCAGAAAACGAACGACTTACTCTTAAAGACGGCTTTGCCGCTTCTGATGGGAGTAAGGACGGATGATGGAATACCGATTCTTTATGCGGGGGTGTGAGTATGAAATGCAGACAGTGCGGAAAAGAACTTAAGCCACATTGGAGTACCGACATTTGCTTTGAATGTTTAAGGGAAAATATGAAAAAGATATTCAGAGAAAATCCCGAAGTAAAGCAGGCATTCCGTGAAACTATTGAAGAACTTAAAAAGCCTGAAAATGTTGAGAAAATGACTAAAAATACAGCTGATTTTATGAATGCTATTCAGGCGTTAAGGGGTGATAAATAATGGACATTTCAACATTAGGCTCATGTATAGCAATCGTTATGATTTGCTACATTGTAGGAATGGGCTGTAAAGCATCAAAAAGAATCTCCGATGAATGGATTCCGGTAATCATGGCGGTTATTGGTGGGATTCTCGGAGCTGTCGGGATGGGAGTTATCCCGGATTTCCCAGCAACGGATTATATCACAGCAGTTGCGGTCGGTATGTTTAATGGATTGTCGGCGACCGGTGTGAATCAGGTTATTAAGCAGACAGTGCAGAAAGAATAATTAAGGAGAGGGTATCATGTATTCATCTAAAATTACACTTTTCAACTATTACGAAAGTGCCACGACAGGAGATGCGTACTGGTATCCTCATGTTTTATCCGGTGTTGACCTCATTACCGACAAAGGAGCAATCCTCAAAAAGTACGGACCAGACGCAACTGACAACGCACAGTTACACGTTCGGCACACTGTCCAGAACGGCGATATAACCATTACTGATAAAGACGGCAAGATTCTTCCGTGGGTGCCGCCTAAAGAGTGGAAAAGGCAGATTAACAACGCTCTGGAAGATACCATCACATTCTCAGACGAATCATTCTTCTGGGAGGGCGAGTGGACTGGTGGAACGGTAACTGACAGTGATTATCGGAACGGATTCTACCAGTACATGAACGAGAGCAAGGATAATGTGTTTAAGATTACCAGCGTGGGCGGTCCGTATACACTGATTCCACATTTTGAGATTTTGGGTAAGTGATATGAGTAAAATTCATCATTTCAAAGGATTCTCCATAGTTGATGGAGATATGAAAATCAAGCTGAATATGGATAGATTCTCCAGACAGTATCAAGAAGCTCAGTATCTTCTTGATGGGATGGTTATGGACAGTATGGTGCCGTTTATGCCGATAATTACAGGGGACTTCATTAACCGAACAAGAGTTGAGAGTATATCCCTACAAGGAACTGGGAAAGTATGTGCGGCGGCGGCTCCTTATGGGCGTTTTCTGTACGAGGGGAAAGGAATGGTTGATGAAGCAACTGGAAGTCCCTACGCAAGACGTGGAGCAAAGAAAGTCCTCGTCAGTCAGTTTTCTGGTCAGACAGCCGCAAAGGAAAATCTTGAATACACCAAACAGGCTCACCCACAGGCGCAGGCAAAGTGGTTCGATGCCGCTAAACGACAATACGGTAGCACATGGATTCGCAAAGTAAAAGCACAGGGAGGTGGCAGACATGGCGGATAAACCTATCGGAAAAGATGCAACCGGATATGAAATTCTGACAGACGCCATGAAAGCACTTCTGAACCAGTACCCGGGACTGTATGAAAATGAAACAATCAAATTTGAGGAACTTGGCAAGGAATCCGGAATTGCGTTCTCAGCAGACAACGGTGCCTTGATTTATTCAGAAAAAGAGGACGTTTGTGGAACAATGCATCAGGTATGCCAGTATCCATTTTATGTGGTATACCGAACAGCATCTGACAAGGAAAGGCAGAAGTTATCTGTTCAGAAATTCCTTGACAATCTCGGCAAATGGATATGTCGAGAACCAGTTGTCATAAATGGCTCTGAGACGCGCTTAAATGCGTTCCCTGAGCTTTCGCAGGGGCGAGTGATAAAACGTATCACCCGTGATAACTCCTATGGTTTAGAGCCACAGGAGAGTGGCGTACAGGATTGGTTATTGCCATTGTCAGTACGCTATGAAAATACTTATGAAGTAATATAGCAAGTAACAACCGGCTATCAATTAGAGATAGTCGCTAACCTACACAGCCTTTTAAAAGTTATAGGCAGAAAGGACATTTCTATGGCAGTTACAGGAAAGATTGACCGTAAATATATGGCTCATTACATTGATGCAGGTTCCCTCTGTGGGGGACTGACACCGAAATATGAGCGTCTTGGCAAGGATCTGGAAGAGTACAATGTAGAACTCAATCCAGACACTGAAACATCTAAAAACATTCTTGGAGAATCCACATTCAAACATAACGGCTACGAAGTTTCTTCTGATGCTGATCCGTTCTATGCAGACACTACTTCTGATCTGTTTACAGCATTACAGAAGATCGTAGATGGACGTCTCAAAGACGACAATCTTAAAACAAAAGCAGTTGAGGTTCATCTCTGGACAGAAGCCACAGCAGGCAAATATGAGGCATATCAGCAGGACTGCTATATTGTGCCGACGTCCTACGGCGGCGATACGTCCGGCTATCAGATTCCGTTTACCGTCAATTATACCGGCGAACGTGTAAAAGGAAAGTTTGATATCAGTTCCGGTACATTCACAGTCGACAGCGAATAATTTTTAGGAGGGTATAGAAAATGGCAAAGACAATTAACACAAACATTGATGATGGAATTCTTAATTTCACATTCACGAATAACGAAGGCGAAGTTTTTTCTTCTTTCAAGCTCAATCCAACCGATATCAATGTCGCGGCACGTGCGGAAGAAGTAATAGAATATTTTAAACAGTTCGAAGATTCTATTCAGAAAGCCACATCAGGTAAAGAAATGGCGGAGTTGAACAAACAGATCGAAGACAAAATCAACTATCTGCTCGGATATGAAGCGTCCAGAGACCTGTTCAAAGAGCCGATCACAGCAACTACTGTATTTGGAAATGGTCAGGTTTTCGCTTACATTGTTCTGGATAAGATTGCAGAAGTAATTGCACCGGTAATTGAAAAGAGAAAGAAGAAAATGCAGGCAGCAGCCAATAAGTACACGGAGAAGTATACAAAATGACCGCTTATGAGTTACCCACCTCACTAAATATTAGTGGGGTGGATTTTTCTATCAGAACGGATTTTCGAGTAATTATTGATATTCTAATTGCCATGAATGACCCAGAATTGGACAAACAAGCGAAAGCTATTGTTATGTTGCAGATTCTATTTGAGGACTGGCAAAGCATACCTCCAGAACATCTTACAGAAGCTTGTCAGAAAGCTTGCGAGTTTATTGACTGCGGTCAAGCTGATGATAGTCCGAATAAACCTAAACCCCGCTTGATGGACTGGGAACAGGATGGAAATATGATTATTCCGGCAGTAAACAAGGCTACCGGTAAAGAAATCAGAGCAGTGCCTTATATGCACTGGTGGACGTTTTTCGGATATTTCATGGAATCTGGTGAATGTCTGTTCAACACGGTTGTTGGAATCCGTTCTAAAAAGGCGAAGGGCGAAAAACTCGATAAATGGGAAAAGAAATTCTATCAGGAAAATAAGAATATTATTGACATAAAAACACGTCTCAGCGACGAGGAGCAAGCTTATAAAGATAAGCTGAATGAGATGTTGAACCTTAAATAGTTAGGAGGTGGACACATGGCTGCTGATGGCTCAGTCATTATTGATACCAGAATGGACACATCAGGTGTGCAAAACGGCGTATCAGCAATCAGGCAGTCTTTTAACGGACTTGGCAGCGTAGTAAAAAAAATAGGCGTACTGATTGGCGGAGCATTCGCAATTGGGAAATTGGCCCAGTTTGGGAAAGAGTGCGTAGAACTTGGCTCTAATCTGGCAGAAGTGCAGAACGTGGTCGATGTTACATTTACAACCATGTCCGATAAGGTTAATGAATTTGCGAAGAACGCAATGACCACTGCCGGTCTGTCTGAGACCATGGCAAAACAGTATGTCGGAACGTTCGGAGCAATGTCTAAATCTTTCGGATTCTCAGAAGCACAGGCTTACGACATGTCAATGGCTCTAACGCAGCTGACTGGTGATGTAGCATCATTTTATAACATCAGTCAGGACTTGGCTTATATCAAGTTGAAATCAGTGTTTACAGGTGAAACGGAAACATTGAAAGATCTTGGCGTGGTAATGAGCCAGTCGGCACTTGACCAGTACGCACTGGCGAATGGTTATGGCAAGACCACATCTGAAATGACAGAACAGGAGAAAGTTGCCCTCCGTCTGGCTTTTGTACAGAAACAGTTATCTGCCGCATCTGGTGACTTTATTCGTACTTCGGACAGCTGGGCGAATCAGGTGAGAGTGATGCAGTTACAGCTGCAATCTCTCAAGGCAACAGTTGGACAGGGATTAATCAATCTCTTCACTCCTGTTCTGAAAGTTATTAATATTTTACTGGGCAAACTGGCAACTCTGGCGAATGCCTTCAAGTCATTTACGGAGTTAATCACCGGGAAAAAATCTTCTGGTCAGACAGGTGCAAGTGGCGCAGGTCTTGCCGGGACAGATGCAATAGCTGATACGGCAGACCAATATGGAAACGCTGCCGACAATGCCGAAAAGCTGGCAGATGCAACAAATGATACAGCAGACGCAACTAAGAAAGCTACTAAGGCGGCAAAAGGATATCTTAGTCCTCTTGACGAAATAAATAATTACTCAACGGACAAAAGTGCGGATTCATCTTCAAAAGCGCCGAGTACGACTGGTGGACTTGCAAATCAAATGAAAGACGCTGTGCAAAACGTTGATTATGGAAAGATAGCAGAGGGTGAGACAGTTCTTGACAAAATGTCGAAACCACTAAAGAAGATAATTGACAGGTTTAAACAGCTGGCCAAGTTAATCGCAAAAGGATTCTGGGATGGATTAGGAGATTACGAGCCGATTTTTGACGGAATAAAGAAAGACCTTGACTCCATATGGAAATCTTTAAAGGATATCTTCACTGATTCAGAAGTTACTAAAGCAGCAAATAATTTTTTCGATTCATTTGCATATGCAATTGGACAAGTTGCCGGCTCATTTGCCAGAATCGGATTAATAATTGCACAAAACATTATAGGCGGAATTGAGAAGTTTCTGAAGCAGAACGCGCAAAGAATAAAGAACTATCTGATAGATATGTTCAACATCGGCGCTGAAATTTCGCAAATAGCAGGGAATCTTGCAGTTGCTTTCGCTGATGTTTTCTCGGTTTTTGGTGGAGAAACCGCACAGCAGATTACAGCAGATTTAATCGGAATCTTTGCTGAAATCGGAATGGTTCTTACAGAAACAGCCGCAAAACTCGGCAGAGATATTCTGAACATGATTGCACAGCCATTTATCGACAACAAGGACATTTTGAAGTCAGCAATCGAGGGCAGCCTCGGAGTAATAGAAACCGTAACAAGTGGTGTCTTAACAGTTGTTCAAAACCTTAGTGACGCAATATCGAGGTTATACGATGAGCATGTAAAGCCATTCTTTGATTCTATAGCAGATGGACTATCAAGCATATTCGGAACTCTAATAACCGGATATAACACATATATTCTTCCGGTGCTACAAGGACTGGCAGAACAGTTCAAAGGGTTACTAGAGGGACCATTAGGGGACGCGATTTTAAAGATAGAAACGTTCCTCGGAAAACTCATTGATTCTCTGAAACTTCTGTGGGAGTCGGTGTTAGTACCTTTAATTAACTGGATAATCGCGAATTTGCTTCCGGTCGTGGCAGAAATAATTAACGTTGTAGGCACCGTAGCAATAAAAGTTATAAAATCATTAATTAAAATAATTGGTGATGTAGCAGATACGCTGAGCGGAATCATTGATTTTCTTGTCGGCGTTTTCACAGGAGACTGGGAACTGGCTTGGCAGGGAATAAAAGAGATTGCGAATGGAGCATGGAGTTTTATCAAAGATGTTGTGTCGGGTGCGTGGGAAATAATTAAAACCGTAACAAAAGGCGCGCTAAACATAATAAAGAACATTATCAGCACTGTTTGGAATGCGATTAAGGCAGTAACTTCAACGGTCTGGAATGCAATTAAAAAGTCCCTCTCTAACCTCTGGAATTCTCTTAAGTCTACGGCCAGTACAGTGTTTAATGCAATTAAAACAAAAGTTGCGAGCGTGTGGGATAGCGTAAAGAATAAAACATCTCAAGTATGGGAAAACGTAACTACATTTGTTTCTAATAAAGTAGAAGCGATAAAAAATGCTATCACTAATAAGTTTAATGCTGCCAGAGATGCAGTCAAATCTGCATTTGAAGGTATTGTAGACTTTATTAAAAGACCAATCAATCAGGCAATCAGCATTGTTAATAATGCAGTTGGAATGATTAATAATGCAATTGGTGGAATCGAATCGGCTTTCTCCTTTGGGCCTTGGTCTGTTCCAACACCGTTTGGCACAAAGACTATTGGATTTCACGCAACATTTCCACGCGTCAGCACCATACCATATCTGGCCAGTGGCGCAGTTATTCCGCCACGAAGCGAATTTCTTGCGGTATTAGGCGACCAGAAAAAGGGCAATAACTTGGAAACACCGGAAAGCCTGTTGCGTCAGATCGTCCGGGAAGAATCAGGAAAAGGACAGGGAGACGGAAATACCTACAATGTTACAGTTAATGCATCTGGCAGAAAACTATTAGACATTATTATTGATGAAGCAGAGCTTAGGAGACGCAGAAATGGCGGTCAAAATCCATTCTTGTTAGGAGGTGTGTAAATGTCGCAGGAACAGTTTAAGATTGACGGGGTCATTATAAAGGCCCCTGACACATACAAGCCGGTGTTCGCAACTACATCAACGGAAAGCTCTAAGAGAAGTCAGGATCTTGTTATGCACAACACGCCAATGGGGACTATCGCCGGATATGACATGGAATGGGGCGAGCTTAAATGGGGAGAGATTGCGAACATTCTAAATTTGATGATTAATAAAAGTCAGTTCACTTTTCACCATAAAGACCCTCGGACACCAGGCAAATGGATTGACAAAACGTTCTATGCATCTAATTTCAACATGGCAGCGCAAACGCTCAAAGACAATGAGGAACGATGGACAGGATTAACTATTAATGTAAGGAGTATTCGACCGGTATGATTAATGTCACAAATCAATTAAAGACGGAATCTCTCTTAAATAGTAACTATTATGTTACGGCAAATGCGGTGCTGCGTGATGGGACAACTTTAAGCCTGAAAAAAGAAGATTTCTACCTTGATGGAAACGGCATTGTAGATTCTTCTGATTCCGGGGATTTCCCGATAGGTGTAGCTATTGAAAAAACAGCAACATTGGCACTGGTCAATGATGATAATAGATTCTCTGACTACAACTTTGCCGGGGCACAGTTCACCCTATTTTTAAATTTGCAATTGTCTGATAGATTGGAAACCATTCGCCGTGGCACATTCATTGTATCGAAAAAACCTGCCACGTCCGATGAGATTAATCTCACTTTGCTGGACTATATGAGCAAGGCAGAGACAGGCTACAATACAAACCTTGTTTTCCCGTGCTCTGCCGGGGAGGTTTTAGAAGATGCCTGCCAGCAGACCGGGATTGTGTTAGGCGACGCAACATTTAAAAACGCAGACTATCAGGTACAGAAGAAGCCGGAAAACACCACTTTTAGAGCAGTAATCGGTATGGTTGCAGCTCTGGCAGGCGGCAACGCTCGCATTGATGAGAATGATAATTTACGAATCATCACTTTTGACGATGGTACGGATACTATTACATTAGAAACAGTTCCATGGTATGACATTAATGGAAACACTATCCTTGACGTTGGAAGTAACGAAATTGAGACAGTTCTTGAACGAAAAGGATTTAAATCAAATGCTATCAGAAATCTTACCTATGATGTTGACGATGTAGTTGTTACCGGGGTCAAGTATACAGATAATGAGACGGAATATAAGTACGGTACAGACGGATATGTCATCACGATTGATAACAAGCTTCTGAGCGGAAATGAACAGACAGGTATTGACTTGATCGGAAAAGAACTTGTCGGTATGAGATTAAGACCGTTCTCTTGTGACAGCATGGCAATCGGATACGCCACATTTGGAGATAGAATTACATTTTCCGACATTAAAGGCAATATTTACTATTCATATCTGACAGATGTAGACTTCGCATTCTCTGGCAGTACAAGCTTCTCTTGTAATGCAAAAAGCATGGAGGATATCAATGCTGACTATCCAGACAGTATGCAGGTCGAGGTCGACAACATAAAGAAAGATTCTGAGAAAAAGATTACTGCCTATGATGCAAAGCTAAAGCAGATGAACGAACTAGCGGCTAACACCCTTGGGTTTTACTATACAGAAGAAATTCAGGCAGACGGTTCAACGATTTCATATCGTCATGACAAACCTACACTTGCCGACTCTAAAGTAATCTATAAAACAGGCGTTGATGGATTCTTCTTGTCGGTAGACGGAGGTCAGACTTGGAAAGCTGGATTTGATAGTAACGGCGATGTAGTGTTGAACATTCTGTATGCTATCGGCATACAATCTGATTGGATCAATACAAGAGGATTCACGGCAAAAGACAACGATGGGAACATTACATTCCGTATTGATGCAGAGACAGGGGCTGTCAATCTTAATGCCACAGAGCTTACGATTAAAGGGAAAACGCCTGAGAACGTGGCAAATGCCGAGGTCGAGAAGTTTATTACAGAAGTCTACTCGCCGCAGATTAAGGTTTTGCAGGAGCAGATTGACGGACAGATAGAAGCGTTTTTTGGAGATTATATTCCTGATAGTAACAATGAACCGGCATCCACTTGGACAGATGATATAACCAAAAAAAAGCACTTAGGTGACCTGTTTTACATCGTAAACAACGAAGAATATGGTGGACAGGCTTACAGATATGCAAAGATTAATGGTGAATACAAGTGGGACTATGTAAAAGATACTGCGGTGGTTAAAGCTCTGGCAGATGCGGCAAAAGCTCAGGACACGGCGAATGTAAAGAAAAGAATATTTGGAGCGGAACCAGTGCCCCCTTACGACATTGATGATTTATGGGTTCAGGGAAAGACTGGGGACATTCTTAAATGCCAAAAGGCAAAGGCAGAAGGAGCAAACTATGACGCCGATGACTGGGTGAGAGCATCTAAATATACAGATGATTCTGCAATCACAAAATTTATCAAGGGTGTTTTTGCCGATACGATCGAAAGTCTTCAAGAACAGCTTGACGGTAAAATTCAGACCTGGAGCCAGGATACAGACCCGGCGCTTGAATGGACAGAAACAGAAGAGATTCCGTGGACAGATGTTGATGGCAATTCCATTCTGGACGTAGGTGGAAATGAGATTTTAATTGTCTGGGAAAAAGGCAAATATATCCACAAAGGAGACCTTTGGCAGAATACCACGAACAACACGCGCTGGCGGTGGGACGGGGACAAATGGATTGAGCAGGAAGCACCAGATTATCTATTTGATAAGATTGACGGGAAAGCGGCAGTCTATTTCGAACAGCCAAAGCCGCCGTATAATATGGGAGATTTCTGGGTCACATCAAAGGCAGATGGTGAAGCTTCTATCAAAACAGCAGTTAGAAGCCGAGCAGACGGTGCATTTACTGACACTGACTGGATTGATTTTAAATACGCAGACAAAACCGACATTGATAATGCGGTCAAGGAGTATGACACGAGCCTTGGTCAGGATGAAGTATTTAATAAGCTGACAAACGGCGGTAAAGACCAGGGGATTTATATACAGGACGGGAAACTGTATATCAATGCAAATTACATTCTTGCAGGACTTTTAGCGGGCAAATTTATCAATGCTAAAGGCATAAAGGTTATTGATAAGGACAACCAAACAACTTTATACATTGATGATAGCGGGAAAGTTCATATTCTTGCCACCGAATTTTCTTTGCAGGGCAAGAGCGTATCCGATATTGCCACGGATGCGGCTACGGAAGAAGCGAAGAAATATAAGACTCTAAATGTAACATTATCGAATGAGTATCAGGGTATTCCAACGGATGCGGAAGGCAATTACACAGCATTCCCTGAGTGTAAAACGACGGTGACGGCGCTGTATGGCGATGAGAATGTTACAAACAACGCAACTATAACGTTTACTGCCGGAAGCGGGGTTACGGGTTTAAAATCAGGAGCAACATATACAGTAACGGCACTTTCATCTGATACAGGAATTATTACCGTGTCAGTTTCTTATAATAACCTCTCTGTTGAGAAGCAGTTTACAATTGCAAAACAGAAACAGGGTATTCAGGGATTACAGGGTATTCAGGGAATAAATGGAAAAGACGGAATAAGCGGAAAAGACGGTCAGGACGGAAAGACATCTTATTTTCATATCAAATATAGTTCTGTTGCGAACCCGACTTCTTCCAGTCAAATGAGCGAAACGCCAAACACCTATATTGGCACTTATGTGGACTATATAGAAGCGGATAGCGACGACCCTGGTAAATACACATGGAGTCGATTTGAAGGTAAGGACGGGGCACAAGGAATCCCTGGAATAAATGGAGATAACGGGCAAACATCTTATCTCCATATTGCTTATGCGACCAGTTCTGACGGAAAAACAGGTTTCTCAGTGTCTGATAGCGCAGGCAAGACTTACATCGGGCAGTATACCGATTTCAAAGAGAATGATTCTACAAATCCAAGTGATTATAGCTGGACGAAGATAAAAGGCGATACTGGAAACGGCGTATCTGCAATTGTGCAACATTACCTTGCTTCTTCAAGTTCATCAGGTGTGACAACATCCACATCAGGTTGGACGGAATCCGTGCAGACACCAACATCATCTAAAAGATATTTGTGGAATTATCAGACAACCACATACACGGACGGAACGAGTGTGAACACTACTCCACATGTTATCGGTGTATATGGAGAAAAAGGCGATGATGGCAAAGACGCGTCAGATATGACCCAGTTGGATATTTTTAATAAATTAACCAACAACGGGGAAACACAGGGACTATATCTTTATGACAACAAGGTGTATCTGAATGCCTCGTATATTGATACCGGGTATCTGGCTGGATGGGAAGTTGGATATAGAAAGCTTTCAGCAAGTGGCACGTACGGAGAAGTAACGCTAGACGCTTCAGCTGGAGAGATCTATTCAGAAACGAATACAGGAGTGTATGTGCCGGGGTACGGGACATTGTATGGAACGCGTATTAGAGGAATCAATCTTTATACAGGAACCGTACATGCAAGCTCAGCCTCGTTTAATAAAAGCGTTTCGGCAGACAGCGTTTCGGCATCAAAAAAAGTTACAGCAGGTACACATATAGAAGCCAGTGGCCATTTCTATAGCATCGGAACGGGAACAGACCTTGCAGATTTAAGTGTCCGAGGAACAAAGAAAAGAATCCTTCCAACAAAAAACTATGGTACGCAGGCATTTTATTGTTATGAAATGGCGTCCCCCATGTTCGGAGACATCGGAGAAGCATCCGTATCGGAAGACGGCACATGCCTGATAGACATAGATGATATATTCCAAGAATCTACCAATGTAAGGATTGAATATTATGTGTTTTTACAAAAGGAAGGAGATGGAGATTGTTGGGTAGATAAAAAAGAGCAGACATATTTCACTGTAAAAGGTACTCCGGGGCTTAAATTTGCATTTGAAATCAAAGCGCGGCAGGCTGACTATGAACACATGCGTTTTGCCGATGCAAGTGAAACAGCTTACGATAGAGCAATAGACACAGACATGCCAGAGCCAGACTACAGTGAAAGCCTTGAAGTATCAGAGCCAGATTATGAATCAGAGCTTATTAACGACAGATCAAGCATTATTAACCAGATGGAGGTAGTATCATGAAGAAGATTTTAACAAGTTTTATGAATCTTAGCACTGGAGAGGGAAGCCGTATTGCTTACACCTATTCTGAAGTAAACGAGGAAACAGGAGAAGTTGTCAGTCAGAACAATAAAGGCAATTTTCTTGTGATGGATGACAATGTACAGGCTCATCTTGATGCAGTCAAAAAATATATTCGAGACAAATATTTAGCATAAGGAGGAAACAGCCATGCCAAAGTGGACAGATTACACGATAAAAACAAATCCTGCGGATAAAGATGAGATGATGATTCTTGATACAGCAGGCAAAGCAAACAAACGTCTTGGCCTGTCAGCACTTTCAGATTGGATTCTGAACAAACTCGCAGATAAGGTTTTCCAGAGGCTTGAAACAGATAGCAAAACGGTACTGGGGGCGATTAATGAATTAAATAGTAAAAGCCCGTTTCTGATTACTAAAGGAATAGACACAACCACAGATTTGAATACGCTTACATATAGCGGATTGCAACCGAAAATCTATGGAAAAGCGTGCCCGAACTCACCAGGGATTGGATGCTTTATACTAAATTTAAAAGCAGATGGAAATGGCGCTGCAGGAGTGACTCAGATAGCAATAGGATATATAAATAGCAGTCTATACCTACGCAACTCTGATTTAAGTCAGTGGTCACAATGGAGTAAAATTTTATAACATAATCTATGAAGGTGTCGCAAAAATCATTAAAGGAGAAACTATGGAAATTAAAGGCATTGACATATCATCTTATCAAGGAAGTCCAGACTGGGCGAAGGTAGCTAAATCCGGTATCAAATTCGCCATTTTAAGAATCCATCAGAAAACAGGTGTTGACAGCTCATTCGAGTACAACTACAAGGGATGTAAGAGCAACGGAATCCTTATCGGTGGGTACAAATATTCTTACGCTCTGACACCGGCACAGGCTATTGGCGAGGCGGAAGATGTGATTGCCGCACTGAACGGGCGTGGACTGGATTTCCCTGTGTTCTATGACCTCGAGTGGTCTAATCAACGGAAACTCGGTAAACAGGCGATTGAGAACATTGCAGTCACATTTCTGACTAGGATGAAGAAAGCCGGTTATAAGGTCGGTATCTACTGCAATCTTGATTGGTACAATAACGTTCTGTCAGACACCCTGAAAAAGTACGATTGTTGGATTGCTCGTTATCCGGCTAGTGATAATGGCTCTGTACAGGAAAGATTGCGTCCATCTGTTGGTGTAGGCTGGCAGTATTCCAGTAAAGCAAGGATACCAGGGATCGCAGGAGTTGTGGATAGAAATGTATTCTATAAAGATTACAAGGGGAAAGATACAGTGAAGAAAACAAAATTACAGATTATTCATGCGATAATACATGATGCAGTTGAATTTGCGGTAAATATTGCAAATGACAATAACCATGGTTACAGTCAGAAAATCAGAAGTCTGTATGAGATTGATGATCCTAAATCATTTGACTGCTCAAGTCTAGCGTGTACAGCATATTGCTATGCATTCCTAAAAAATGGACTGACCACGCAAGCGAGATACTTGAAAGAACATTGTAGCTATACAAGAAATATGCTCAATATGTGCAATTGTGGTTTTGAAGTTGTAGCAAGAAATCAGACAGCACATGCGCAGATGCAAAAAGGTGATCTTGAATTAAATGTAACTCGTCACGTCGCTATGGCGATTGATAGAGATAATATTGTACATGCAAGGTCATCCGAAGGAACTACGAATACTGTTGATGATTCTGGTAATGAAATCAGAACACAGCCGTGGTACCTGTACAGTCATGGCTGGACTCATCGCCTGAGATTTACCGGCAAGGGCATTGATTTTTCCGGACTGGCTGGTACGACTACCAGCAAAACTGAAACTACTACAAAATCTAATACTACACAGACAAAGGGGGAATATATGTTTAATCCAGAAACAGTAAAAGCAGGAGATAAAAACACATCTGTGCTCCTCTTACAGGAAATTTTAAGAGCCAGAGGTTTTAAAGGCAAAAACGGCAAAGCCTTGAAACTTACATGGACAGCAGATGCGAACACGATTTGCGCTCTGAAAGCTTATCAGGAATCCAGGAAAGAAGTTCTGGAAGTGGACGGAATCTGTGGACCCGCCACATGGAAAGATTTGATTGCTATATAAAAGCATCCCGGGGTTAATTCCCCGGGAACTTTATTTATAAACATATTTTGTATCATTTCGGAAGTTTTAGACTGTTATCGTTAGTCACACGTTAGTCACAGATTAAAATATTGTTTCCTAATATAATAACCTCTGAAACACTGTATTTACAGGCATTTGCGCAATTTTCTAAATTCTATTTGTTGGTCACAATTAATAAAATTAGAATAATGAAAATGAAATGTGGGAAATCCTTGTAAAATCGCTGAAAATGTTGATTTTAATAGGGTTTCCGGCGTTTCGATAATGATATTTCGGTTGTTTTAGAAAGATTAAAATTGGTTCCGTTAGTCACAGTTAGTCACAAATGGAACTTTTATTTTTTCAATTTCTGTCCGAAGTTCTTCTAGTGTCCTGTGGCCGTACACAGCATTTGTAACATCTCCGCCAAAGGAGTGTCCGAGCATTCGTTTCCGGTCATTCTCCCGGACGCCATATTTTTCGCACAATGCAGAAAAGGTGTGCCGGCAGTCGTGTGGTGTGTGCTTCGGATTGCCGACTATTCCTAAGCGTTCCAGTGTAGGATAGAACAACGCTTTTCTGTGGTGTTGCTGAGTATATACGCATAGTTTTCCATCTTGTGTCAGCACTTTCTGCTCAACAAAACGGTATATAGCGGAATGTATCGGAACGATTCTGTTTTTACCGGCTTTTGTTTTGATTCCACCTTGGAAGTATCTTTCTTTTAAGTTGGTCGTAAGTTTTAACACTTCGCCAATTCGCCATCCAGAGTAACACATAATAAGAATGAGTTGCACTTCTGGATCGTCGGTATTATCCCATAAAATTTGTAGTTCCTGATCAGAAAATGGTGTTCCATGTTCGGTATCATTGTCAGCATTGACATGGACATATAACGCCTTATTTTCCGTTACAATTTCTGAGTAGACTGCATATTTGTACATCTGCTTGAACAGAGTCAAAATAGCCATCTGGCTTTGCTTTTTTAGCTTGCAATCATCAATAACCTTTTGCATATCAGGAGCCTTTAAATCTTCGAATATGCGATTGTGCAGAACAGTACAGTTTGTATAAGCTGTCCGATATGCTTCCTTTGAACTGTATGACAGTTTCGTCCCCTCTGGAAACTTCCACGCATAAAACTGTTCATATACATCTGAAAACGTCAATTTCTTAATTTCCGGGTGCTTACCCTCTACGCCCTTGATTGTATTGTAGTCAGCAATTAAGCGGTTCACAAGGGCGTCTATGTCCATTGTAGGAGACACCTCGAGTGTTCGCTCCATGCCTGGTTGATACGTTCCGGCTTTGTATGCTGTCAGGACAGTGAAACCTTTTATCCAGTCGTCTACGTAGCAGATCGCCGGCGGACGTTTTAGTTTACCATTATCGCCCAGTGTAGCTGGTGGATGCACTGCGAAGCAGTTTCTCCGGTTCTTGCCAAGATACCGGATAGAGCCAAAGTTATTCGGCAGTTTCGGATATTTTTTTCTTTTCTTCGACATTTTATTCCTCTTTTCTTTATAGCTGTTTTTAGGTATAAAAATAACAGCCGAACAAATTTTCTGGGTTGTTCGACTGCTCCGAAGATGATACAATATGTTTTGCCAGAATATAGCATCTCTCCGGAGATGTATAAACGCCGTCCCGGTACGCCAATACCGGGCGGTTTTTATTTTATTCTATTTCTTCAATGTCAAGAGAATATCCAAGAACTTCTCCAACGTCTGTGCATTTTCCTTTTAAAGTAACGGTATCACCTTTGGTAAGAGATGATACTTTAGCTTTCTGATCATCGTTTTTGATGTAACACTGCACACCGATAATTTCAAAATCGCCATCTGCCATAAGATCAATATATTTTCCGGCTGCATCAATGTTGCTGAGTTTTCCGGTGATCTCAAGATATTTGCCTTTATATTTATCAGATGCACCCATTGCATTACTGTCAAGATCGGACATCATATCATTGACTGATACGGTTGTGTACTCAATTGGTGCAGGCGTATCAACTTCTTTTGTAGATTCCATCTTTGCAGATGTGCTGGAAGAGGACGTGGTGTTTGGATCCGAATTTCCACCAACGGCACCAATAACGCCAACGGCAACGACTGCTAAAACTACCCATTTAAGTTTTCCACCTTTTTTCTTACTCATAGAATTGCTCCTCCTAATAGCTTTATTCACCACGCTTCGCACTTTTCATGCGGATTATGTATTTTGCACCGCTGATTTTGCAATATTATGTAAAGTATGGCTATTCGTGGTATTTTTATTTTATCATTTTAAGAGCATATTGTAAAGATTTAGAACGAAATAGAGTGATTTAGATGAAAAAGAAATGTTTTTTTCTATAAAATAGTAAGAGCTCATGTGTATCATTGGCAGTTGCCAAGAGTCGGAATAGGTGGTATAATAGCAAAAACGAACTAATGTTCGGTTCTATTTCCCACAAGCCGGACATATACTGTAGTGTAAGTGGTAGTTGCGACAGGGAGGGCTATTTATGGATTATAAAAAAGAGATTATTGAGATGATAGAAAAAGCAGACCATGACCAATTATATACAATATTTAGATTTATAATATCATTTCTAGGACTGAAATAAAGAAAAGGGGCAGGAGTTATTTCCTGTCCCCATCTTTTTATTCCTCTTTCTTGTCCGCTAAAGCGTTCGCAAGTTTCTGAAGTGTTTCCCATTCTGATTCATTTAGATTAGCAAGTATTTCTACTAATCGTATCTTGAAGCTATCTGCTTCTCCATTCAGAACCGAACCAACGAAATCCGCAATCTCGGATTTTCTCTTATTCTGGATGAACATATCACCTGTTCCCTTAGTCAGCCATTCGTAGTTGACTTTGAATTCCCTACAGATATCCTTGACAGTTCGATCTGATGGAACTCTTTCTCCTTTTTCTATCATCCAAACAAAGTTCTTAGATACCCCGATTTTCTCGGCGAACTCATCCTGAGTCATCTTCGCAGTCTTTCTTATTTGTTGAATCCTGGTATTCACTCTTTTCACCTCCTATTCTTAACTGCAAGTATATAGTAGCACAAAAATCTAACTCTGTCAAATTTTTTGTGAGATTTACGCTTGACAAATCTATCTGAGTGAGATATTATAATAACACAAGGTAACACAAAGCCTTGAGCGTTTACCACAATCTGATAGAAACAAGGCTTCTATTAAATAAAAAGAAACTGCTAGGGGTCTCGTCCCTAACAGCTCTTTACCAAATTTGTTTACCCTATGTACTTTGCAGGCTGACGCCACATCTGACGAGACCAAATGCTTCTTGAAGCACCTTGTCACTTTCGCAGTCTTGGTTCTGCAACATGCCTAATCGCTGACAAAACAATCAGAGCCGTCTTTGACCTGTTTTAACTGTCGAGGTATCAGTACGGACGGATTAAGAGCAAAGGGAGCAGGCAAATTCAAAAGTTGGGTCATGATAACCACTCCTTTCCTTTGCCAATAGGCATTAACTAGGATAACACAAATAAGTGGTAAACGCAACTAAAAATAAGTAGGGGGTGATTTTTTGGAACGTCTTTACACTTGCGAAGAAATCGCTCAGAGATATAGTGTGAAAGTTCCTACCGTGTGGAGATGGATACGGAATAAACAGCTTCCGGCAATCAATCTAAACGGCTCTGGTTACAGAGTGTCAGAAAGTGACTTAGTTGCTTTTGAAGAATCAAAACGTGTAAGAAAGGAGTGAATATATTGTCTGAGAAAGAAAAGAAGATTCTCGAATCAATAGCCAAGGCAGTTCCCAATATGTCAGAGTTTGACAAGGGATATTTTCTTGGGGTTGGAGAAACAATCGCAAAATACAAGAATCCTGATAAAACAGATAGGTTTCTTGAACCGAAAATTCCAGAGCAGAAAGGAGTATAAATGGACGCATTACAATTTAATAAAGCCGTCAGCCAGCACTGCAAAGAATCTGATGGAGACTGTTGCAAATGTGACCTACGGCTTTACTGTTACCTATCGCCAAGTGAGCGACCAGATGAGTTAGTGAGTCTGGTTATTGATTTTTTGCATAACCACATTGAAAACCATGATCATTATACCCATCACAGTGCGGCTTCATTTCCGTGTATTGATGATATGGACATGAGCACCGCAGTAGGTGGCGACCGCTATCAGAAACCTCATACTCTTCATAAACAGTCACGTGTTTGTGAATCTTGTGGCAATGATACAGTCGTGTAATTGTTTCAACCATATAATTCCCCTTTCGTTATACTCGGCATGTCGGTGCCTGTAAATGCATTATAGGTAGAGGGGAAAGGAAATACAATAGGTTGAATAAAAATCGTATTAAGAGATAAAAGCAAAGTAAGGAGGTAAAAAATATGAAACGCCATCCGATTATGGAATATGTGATTCCAGCAATTGTAGCAAGTGTGGCAACAGTTTTAATCCGTTTAGCGCTAGGGTGGTAAGAATCGAAACAATAAATCGGTTGAGATACACAATATCACCTCCCATCCACTGGGAGTATATCACAAGAAAGGAGACTTATGAACGAATTACAGATTTTTAATTCAGGAGAGTTCGGAGAAATTCGAACAATAGAAATTGACGGGAAACCGTATTTTGTTGGAGCTGACGTTGCGAAAGCACTTGGTTACAAGGACACGGTTAATGCACTTAAACAGCATTGCCGTGGGGTGGTAAAACACCACCTCACAGATTCTCTCGGCAGGAATCAGGAAGCAAGTTTCATAACAGAGGGAGATTTGTATCGCTTGATTATGAAATCGAAACTTCCATCAGCAGAGAAATTCGAAGCGTGGGTTATGGATGAAGTTCTTCCAACAATTCGAAAGACAGGTTCATACCGGAAACCACTGACGACAGTTGAACAGATACAGGTTATTGCGACAGGATTCTTAGATCACGAAGAACGGCTTAACAGACTTGAAAACACCATGACTATTGACTATGCACAGCAGGAAGCTATTAGGGACTTAGTGTCAAGTGTCGTAATTGCTCACCTTGGTGGGAAAGAATCAAATGCTTACAAGGAAATTGGCAAGAAAGTATTCGCTGAATGCAACAGGGATATAAAGACTTACTTCACAGTAAATGCCCGCAATAACATTCCTAAGCTGAGATTTGAAGAATCTATGGAATATGTCAGAAATTGGCATCCATGCACCAATACAGTAATGATGATACGTGACTGTAACGCTCAAATGAGTATCAGTTAGAAAAGAGGTTTATATGAGCGCAGTTGATAATTACGTAGAGCAGAATGCACAGATTCATCAGTTCGCCGCAGAGGTTGCGAGAATTATATCAGGCATTCCACAGATGCCGGAGTTCTCATCAGAGAGTATGAGTGTATCTGATGCGAGCCAATTGATTGGACTTCCTGTAACAGCAATCCGGGCAGGGATTGTGTATGGGTGGTTGCCGATTGGCGTGGCTGTACAGAATAATAAGCCAGCAAAAAGTCTTTCCGGCGGACGAATCACATATATCATAAGCCCTAGGAAAGTCTATGAAGTGACCGGCCATGTCTGGAAAGGCAAAGAAGCTCTCAATAAGTGAGTGCCCCGGAGGGAGATGACGCCTCCGCCCCGGAGCTTTGTACCCACTAAAGTACCTTAGTGGATAGATACATTATAGTTCTCTATCTGCTAATTGTAAAGACAAATAAGAAAAAATAAGGAGAAATTAGCACGATATGAGTGAAATTAAAAATGAAAGTCAGCTTACATGGGCTGACATCGAAGTAGCACTTGCAACTGAAATTGTCGAAGAAAGTAAGAAAAAGTCAAAAAGATGGTTCACTGCATGGATTGTGACGGTCACTGCACTGGTGGCGAGCAACCTTGTGTGGATTGCAGGAGAAATGAAATAAAATGAAAGAGTATATGCTAATTGCTGTTTGTATGCTTGCCGGGAAATATGTGGATATACCTATCTGGCTGAACATCTTTTTCGGTATCTCGGCAGCATGGGCGGTACGCCAGATGAAAGCAGACTGGTAAGAAATAAGGAGGATAAGAAGATGTTTGAGAAAGAGATTGATGAAATTTATGAACTTTGTAAAAGAGTTGTGAACGAAGTTCCGGCAGCAAATATCACCTTTGATTTTTCGGGCTACGGTTTGGAAGTAAGAGGGGTTAAAAGGAAAGAAGATGTTCTCCTCCCCAAAGACAAATTTAAGTGGGATTTGTACCAAAACGTATCTTTTAATCCATTTTATGAGAAAGAAAGTCGTGAAAGTCTCAGAATAATCAAAGCTTTCTTACTGGAACTTCTGATAGATGGGAAGTGTCCAAATGAGTAAACAGATAGCAATTATGAAGCTTCTTCCCAGTCTGGAGATAGCAGGATGTATCAATGAACTGCTCAGGGAACTTCAATCCAGAGGTGATTATATTCTGGATTATGAGAACTGTGACATGTCTCTGGATCATGTGGAGTATCACAAAGCTGAAGATATTGACGGAGAGAAGTTCGGGGATGCTTCAGACAATCTGTATTGCTTTTTCAAGGCGGTGTGAACATGGATGAGAGGATTAATGAGATCCTGAGACTGATTGATATACAGCTTGCCACAGTCCCAGATAACCCTATTGAAGAATCATATAAGGCAAGAACATTGGCGAGTTACGTACAGGCTCTGAACGGGCTTTTAACGGCTCAGAAATCGTATAAGGAGGAAAGTATCAATGGATAAGAGAAAGATTGTCAGAATGCTTTTAGAAGCAGAAGATTCAGCTATGAAAGCCTATAATGAATTTTCTTCAAGAAAGAATTTTACAGTTAGTAATGTTTACAATGGAATAAAAATCGAGCTTTCAATTTGTCCTGAAAATTGTAGAGAAGATGAAGATTTTGAGGAAGTGCCAGTAATATGTGATATCAGCCCCAAAATTAGCAAAACAATAATAGAAATAATTGGCATGAAGATAACATTGGAAAATGAAGAGAAATACAATGATTTAGTTTATTTTGGCTCAGGAATGAATATGAGTGAACGCTTAGATGCGTTATTCGCTTTATCAGAAGAGGAGGACGCTAATGAGTAAATTTGAAATCCGCATTCCGGCAAGGAAGAAACAGGCAATAACCGAAAAAGACGCAGCAGTAAAAGTAACAGGAGAAGCTTATAATGCATTGACCGAAATTTACAACGAAAGCACATTGTCCATGCGTCAGATTGCAAGCCTTTTAATATTAGAAGGCAGCAAACATATCGTATACGACAAAGAGGAGGAATAATCATGGCGAACTTAATTGGAATCATGGGAGAGCCTGGAAGTGGTAAAAGCACATCTCTTCGCAATCTCAATCCAGAAGAAACTTATTACTGTGATTGTGACGGAAAAGGGCTTAACTGGAAAGGCTGGAGAGATCAGTATTCCGCTGATAAGAACAATTATGTAAAGACTAGTTTCCCGCAGACTATCATTAAATATCTTTTAAACATTGCAGAAAAAGCGCCGCATATCCATTATTTTGTCGTTGATACCGTAAATAATCTTATGGTGTCGGACGAAATGAGAAGGTGCAAAGAGAAGGGCTATGACAAGTGGATGGACCTTGCCTCGAGCATCTGGGATCTGGTGGATATTCCGTCGAAGCTCAGAGACGATTTGACAGTGATCCTGTTGTTTCACACGCAAACAGAAATGACTGACGCGGGTTATGAGTTTACCAGAATCAAAACCAATGGAAGAAAAACTGAGAAAAACAATATCGACAGTAAATTCAACTGGTTGCTCAGATCAATGAAGCAAGAGAACACCTATTGTTTTTCAACCACTTCTCATAACGACACCGCAAGAACGCCACTGGGAGCATTTGAAGAGGAATATATTCCGAATGATATTACGAAGGTCATTGAAGTTATGAAGGAGTTTTGATGAGAGAACAAAACTGGTATGTATTTTTAATAGGCCGGTACGCCTATCGGATAAGATGTGAATCGCATTATATCCATCAATTATACCATGATAAAGCAATTCGTGAGTATAGGAAATGTGCAAGTAAAGAAGAAGCCATTTCTATGTGCTATGACTATAACAAATATTTTAAAAGGAGATAAAAAACATGGACGCAATTTTTCACAGAACAAGTATCAGAAAATATCAGGAAAAGAAAATTGA